CGTATCAACCGAGCAATAGACACGGCAGCGACCATTGGCGACGCGCACCGTCTTGGTGCTGGTGGTCGAGCTGGCAAGCGTGCCGCCGGTAATGTTGGTGCCAGCCGCGTTGCGCAAAAAGAGCCGCAGGCTTCCCGTCGTCTGGCGGTAGAACTGCACACCCAAAGATGACGCTGAGTTGAGGCCAAGGTTCAGGAAATCGGGCGCGTCCGAGTCCTGCGACGAGTCCGTCATTTCGACTTCGAACACGATGGTCAGCTTTTTGGAGTCCGCCAGGCCGGGCTGCGGCTGAGTGTTGAACAGGCCTGTATAGCCGTCGAAGCTGACCCGCTGCGGCGCTGCCGTCAACGCACCGATCAAAATGCGAAACGGAATGTCGCGCGTGATGCCGTTGCGGCCCATTCGCAGCGTCGCGTCGGTCCAGTCGGCGGTAATCAGCGTGCCCGTCGCGCGCCGCAGTTCAAGCGCCGCGCCGTTCCACACCAGCTTGAAGTCCGGCGCGTTGAGCAACGCCGCCGTCACGCCCGCCAGCGTGTTGTTGATCCCCATCGAGTAGGGGATGTTGGCGACAAAGCCGTCATCGGTCTGCGCAGTCGATGCGGTCGAGTAGAGGTTATAGCCCGGCGGCAGCCACGGCGGGCCACCGTCGCGTGCCTGCAAGCCGTCCCAGACGAGACGCGCTTCGTCCGTGATTCCCCGCCACCCGTAATGGCTGCGGTCGGACATCAACAGCGTCTGCATGCCCTGCGACACGAACCGGTCGGCGTAATCCTGCAGGCTGAGCGGATTCGCCAGCCGGTCCGAGGTCACCGTCGTGAAATAACCCTGCCCCGGCAGCAGGCGGTTGATCAGCCGGTTGACCTTGTAGTCGTTGACGATCTGGCGGTAGCCGTAGCCCGCCGACGAGCCGTTGTTGCCGGTCGACATAAAAAACACGCGGGCATGCGTGAACTTGGGCAGGACCGAATCGCGGATCAGCGGAATTGAATAGTGTGGACCGACACCGCCGGTCTGGATGACTGCGTCGCCAGCCAGTTCGGGCGAGGTCCATGCCGCGTTCGGGGCGGTCCCGTTGATCGTCGTGTTGGTGATATTGGCGACCGTGGCGTCAAAGTTCAGCCCGCCGTAGCCGCGGTTGTTGACCTGTGCGCCGGTCAACCCGATGGTCAGATTGCGCGGCGCGGGCGTCTTGCAGGCATAACGCGCCGCCGCGGTGACGAACGACGCCCCGGTGCCGTCCTTGTCGCCCTCCACCGATGACGTGCCGCCAAAGGTAATGTCCGCCTGCGGGCGGATATTTGGCCGCGCCTCGCGCCGGGCAGCGCCGCGCATCCGCTCTGCCGAACCGCCACGCATGGCCTAGCGCCCTACTTCGAGCCACAGACGGGCCGTCTGCGCGCTCGCCGGCACGTAGGTAGTCAGCAGTTGCAGCAAGCCAAAGATCGTCGTTCCGGGCGGGTTGCACAGGATCGGCCCGCCCACCGGCGTGCCCGCGCCAATCTGCAAGTCGCTGCCGTTGCGGTCCGGCTGCATGTCGATGCTCCCGAAATAGCCCGACGTGTTGAGCGCCAGCTTGCTGTCGAGCGTGACGTTGTCGCCGGTCGCGGTCCAGCTTGCGGTGGGGTCGGAGCCGAACAGGTGGAGGCGGAAAATCGAGGTGAACGTCGCCGCGATGTTGCTCAGCCCGATCGAGGCGCGCAGGATCGAGAGCGGATCGCCCGCCGTGAAGTTGGGGATCACGAAGCCGAACGCCTTGACCGACGCGCCGGTGGTGCTGTTTGCATAAAGGTCCAGCGCAGCATAGGCGACCGTGTCCGCCGGGCGCGCCATTGTCGCGGTCGCTGCACCAGCTGGGTCGTAAACGCCCGCGACGCGCGCGCCGATGTCATTGCGAACTGCAAACGGATTGGTTTTGTCCACCACTGCCGGCGTTGACCCGTCGATCGGCCCGTTGAGCACCCGGGTCAGCGCGACGTTGGCGTTGACGTAGGTGCCGCCCGAAAGTTTGTCGAAGAGGTAACTGACCGAGTTGGCGGTGACCGAGAATAGCGACATGGGCGGCGTCTCCTACGAAAAAGGGCGGAGCAGACACCCCGCCCCTTAAAGCCGGGCCTGAGAAGTCTTCAGGCGGGAATGTTGATCTGCATCCCAGTAATCTGGATCGGACCGCCGGCCGCGATAGACACGGTGTTGAGCTCGATGAACCCGCCGCCGCCGGTCGCGGTGACGGTGCCGTCGAACACACCGGTGCCCGACGCATCGAACACACGCGCCCATGCCGCCGTGCCGGTCGAGTCGGCGCTGGCATCCTGGGTGATCGCCGACATCGTCAGCACGCCGCCCGAGGATGACGGAGCGACCGGGTCCGCGAACGTCAGTGTGCCGAGCAGCGTACCCGCGCCGACCGCCGCATCCGCGTTGACGGGCTTCGTGCCGCTGTAGATGTTGACGGTCGCCTTCGCGCCACCAACGGTCGGATCAAGCAGCAATGCCAGCCGGTCGAGCAGGGCGTTACGCGCCGCCGAGGTGAGGTTGACGGTCGCCACCGTTAATCGGCCTTCGCAGCGGGCTTGGCGGGGGCCTTGGCGTCACCCTTGACCGCATCCTTGCCGGCGTTGCCGACCGCAGTGACTTCGGGGTCGTCGTCGCCGAGCGCCGTCACGCGGCCCGAGCCGGCGAGGAAGTTGCGGGTGCCGTCGTCGAGGCCCTTGACCTCGTCGCCGGGCTGATACTGCACGCCGTCGAACTCATCGACGAAATTGGCGAGGACCTTCATGGCTATGCGCTCCCGTTACGCGATCGCGTTGGTGAAGAGGTAGCCGGCCTGCTGCGCGACCAGCCTCTCGACCAGGCTCTCACCGGCCTTGACCCAAGTGCCGCCCCACAGGCCCATCTCCGGGGCCGCGATCTCGCCCGCAACCTTTTCGCCCCACTGGAAGGTGAGCGCAAAGGCGGGCTCGGCCGGGTTGTTGACCATGCTGTCCGCGCCTACCGCGGGCACGTTCAGCAGCGCGAGATGCTTGCCCCAGATGCGGCTCGACGCGAAGGTCTGGCCGCGCTTGTTGGTCTGCTGAAGCGTGTTGCCGATCTCGATGCGCTCGACGCCGAGGATGCCAGCCAGTTCGTCCGCGGGAACGTAGCGACCCGACTCCTGCGAGCCGCCGAGTGCGACCGAAACCTTCGGGTGACGGCGCAGGACGTTAAACACTTCAAGGCCCATGACCGCGACGTTCGGCTTGACCAGCATGCCGGCGGCGGCGTCGATGATGACCTGCACCGGGTCCGAGTTGGTCAGGTCCGAGAACTGCCCGGTGCCGGTCAGCGTCGCCTTGTAACCCGCCAGGTAGTTGCCAGGCGAGAACAGGAGGCCGGCGCACCGGATTTCGCGGGCGAGCTGCACCTTGTCGATCACGTCGCGAACGGCGCGCGCCTTCGGGTCCATCGGAACGGACTGGCTCATCGCCGCCATCTGGTCGCGGTACGGGATGCCGGACTTGAGACCGTAGTCGAGCACGGCACCGGTTGCCTCGGTCGCGGACTGCTCGATCTCGTTCAGGCGCGACAGGCGGCCGACCTGGGTATCGTAGACCGTGAAGGCCTCCTCGGTCGGATACGAGGCATACCGGAACAGCGGGGCGTCGGTGCGAACACGGGGAACAACCCGGTCGGCGATGTACCCGCGCTGCGTCGCGTTGACGCCCGCAAAGTCGATGCCGATAGCCGTGAGGCCCGGATTGATGACGAACGGTGCCTGAGCCATTTGCCCGGTACTCCCTTAGGCCGCGGTGTGCGGAGAGATGATGATGGTGCCGATGTCGCCGGACACGCCGGAAACCTCCGCGAAGCCGACCGCGCGGTTGCCAGTCGCCGCAGCAACCGCCTGCCCGGTGGCATTGCTCGTGACCGCTGCGCCGCGGGTGATCGTGCCGCCGAAAACGACCGGGGCGATGTTGCCGTTCATGAACACGTCGCAGCGTTCGCCGACCGCCGTGTCGATGTCGCTCGACACGCCGATGCCGGAGTCGGTAGCCGCAGCGGACGGAACGACGGTGCCGTCAGCGCCGCCGAACTTGACCAGCGTGCGCGCCGGGATCGCCGTGGTGGCGGTGTAGCCCTTGGTCAGGAAACCGGTGCTCTTGCCCATGTCTCAGGCCTCCTTGGTGATCTGGTCGACGGCAGCGTCGAAGGTGAGGCCAGCGCCGGCAGGGGTCGCCATGAGGGCGCGGGCGGCGGCACGGATGGCGGTCGGGCTGGTCGTATCGACCGCGTTGCCGCCCGGCTTCACGACCGCGCCAAAATTGAGGATCGGCTTCGCGCCGCCGATGAGCCGCTTGAGCACGGTCGAGGCCGGCTCCTTGCGATCGGCGCTGAACTCGATGACGCCGGTGTCGAGCGCGCCGAACACCTTGACCAGGTCGTCCTTGTGACCCGGCGGCAGAACGCCCGCAGTCACGAGGCCATCGGCGAACGCCACGTCGTCGGCGGTGCGCGCGGCTGCCGCATCAGCCTTGAGCTGATCCGCAACTGCCTTGGCGGCATCGCGCTCGGCGATCAGGGCGGTGCGCTCCTCGGCGCTGAACTCGGTCTTGTCGGTCACAGGCGCGGTTCCTTTGATCGTGACGATTTCGGTGGGAGTCTCTGGAGTGGCCTCGAACATCACGGCGGTGCCGGGCTCGGTGGTCGCCTCAAGCGTGTCGTCGCTGAACTTCAGCCGCTCCATGCCGGCGATGGCGGGCGACGCCGCGCCGAGCAGGCCAAGATGTTTGAGGGCCAGCTTGCCGGGCGTGGGGTTCGACGGGTGGTCCTTCGACCAGAAGGCGACCGAACGGTTCAGCCACTTGCCGTCGCG